GGGGAAGTATTTCTAGACCCATGGAAATCTTATTGAAAAGGAGGTTAATATCATGGCTAAAACAATCACTCATGACAAAAATCTAGCAAAAAAGTATGCACCAGCTCGTACTCCAGAAGCAAGACAGAATCAATTAATTGCTTTGGCCTATGATGAAGCTGAATCACAGATAAGAAATCATCGAGCTAGCTCTCAAATGATTACACATTTTCTAAAACTTGGTTCTATAAAGGAACAAAAAGAATTGGTTCTTCTTGAACATCAGGTAGAATTGATGAAAGCAAAGACAGAAGCTCTTAAATCTCAAAAACGTATTGAAGAACTTTATGGAAATGCGCTTGCTGCTATGAGATCTTATCAAGGAGAACCTGAAATGGAAATAGATGAATATAATGATTAAAACTTATTCCGAGCTTATAAGATTTCCGTCCTTTCAAGAACGATTTGATTATTTGAAATTTAAAAGACAAATAGGAATTTCAACCTTTGGATTTGACAGATATTTAAATCAGAATTTTTATCAATCAAAAGAATGGAAACATGTTCGAAATACTGTTATTATAAGAGATAATTCTTGTGATTTAGGAATTTTAGACAGACCGATTTTTGGAGGGGTTCGTATTCACCATTTAAATCCAATAACTGTTGAGGATTTCGAAGAAGGATCTGATTTTTTGCTTAATTCAGAATTTCTTATTTGCGTATCATTACAAACACACAATGCAATTCATTTTGGAGATGAGAATAATTTAATAAAAGAATTTAAAGAAAGGAGAAAAGGAGATACAAAGTTATGGTGAGTATTTTAAACTCTATTAAAAAAATGCTTGGAATTAGTTCGGAAGACACCGGTTTTGATCAAGAATTAATTCTACATATTAATGGAGCCTTAATGGTAATTAGTCAGTTAGGCATTGGCCCAACTACAGGATTTGTAATTACTGGAGCGACAGAAACATGGGCTGATTTTTTACAAGATCGACAAGATGTTGAATTAATTAAATCTGATTTATATCTTCGTGTAAAACTAATGTTTGATCCTCCTCAAAATTCTTTCTTGACAAATTCTATTGAAAAACAAATAAGTGAATATGACTGGAGAATTGAGGTGCAACATAATGAAAATCAGTAAAAGAAAAGCAAAAAAGTTATTATTATATTTAAAACTTGCAGAAACTAGTGATGAAGCAAATTGTTTACTAGAAAGAGCGGGTATATTTTCTACAATAGATAAAATAAAATTCATAATTTCTAATTTTGATATTAGTATAATTTCTACTAGATCAACAAAAGAGCATTCACAGGAAGAACAATTACAAGAAGATCTCAAAATATTATTATATGGTTTAGTAATTAATAATGGAGGAAGGTATAGAGATAAAGACGTATTTAAGAGTGAAAAAGAATACCATAAAGAATTTTGTGAATTTTTATATTCAGATATTGGTCAGGCAATAATTGAGAGAGAGAAAGGTCATAAAAGCCTGGATAAGAGGTAAATTTTAAAAATTATGGATTTTTTACGAAAATACAAAGATACTACTCATGGTATCTTGAAGGTTATAAATATGAGGTAATAAAAGAATAGTATTTATGAAACTATCAAATACCGCTATTCCAAAATATTATGGTAAATTTAGAGATTCTGTACTTCGTGGAGAAATTCCTGTATGCAGAGAAGTTTCTTTAGAAATGAATCGCATTGATAGTTTAATAAAAAATCCAGGAATTTATTATGATATAGATGCAGTTGAAGGTTTTATTAGATATTGTGAAACAGAACTAACATTGACTGATGGTTCTGATTTATATCTTTTAGATACTTTTAAATTATGGGCCGAACAAATTTTTGGATGGTATTACTTTATTGAAAGATCTGTATATGAGCCGGCGCACGATGGAGAACCTAGTAGATATGTCAATCGTATGATTAAAAAAAGATTGATCAATAAACAGTATCTTATTGTTGCAAGAGGAGCCGCAAAATCTATGTATGCAAGTTGTATTCAAAATTATTTTTTGAATGTAGATACAACAACAACGCATCAAATAGCAACTGCTCCTACAATGAAACAAGCAGATGAAGTTATGTCTCCAATTCGCACATCTATTACAAGATCTAGAGGTCCATTATTTCAATTTTTAACAGAAGGATCAATTCAAAATACAACCGGTTCAAGAGCAAATAGAGTTAAATTGGCATCTACCAAGAAAGGTATTGAAAATTTCTTAACAGGTTCGCTTTTAGAAGTACGTCCAATGTCTATAGATAAATTACAGGGTTTAAGGCCAAAAATAGCTTCTGTTGATGAATGGCTTTCTGGTGATATTCGAGAAGATGTTGTTGGCGCAATAGAACAAGGAGCCTCAAAACTTGATGATTATTTAATCATTGCAATTACGTCTGAAGGAACTGTTCGAAATAGTTCTGGTGATACTATAAAAATGGAGTTAATGGATATTCTCAAAGGAGATTATACTAATCCTCATGTATCCATATGGTATTATCGATTAGATGATGTTAAAGAAGTTAATAATCCAGATATGTGGTTAAAAGCAAATCCGAATTTAGGAAAGACAGTTACATATGAAACATATCAACTTGATGTTGAGAGAGCAGAAAATGCCCCTTCTACACGTAATGATATTTTAGCAAAAAGATTTGGAGTTCCTATGGAAGGATACACATACTTCTTTACTTATGAAGAAACTATTCCTCATCGTCGTCAAAACTTTTGGTCTATGCCATGTGCGATGGGTGCAGATTTATCACAAGGCGATGACTTTTGTGCTTTTAGTTTTTTATTTCCTATAAATTCTGGAAAATTTGGAATTAAGACTCGTTGTTATATTTCAAGTTTAACATTAATGAAACTTCCAGGAGCAATAAGAATTAAATATGATGAATTTCTTAATGAAGGTTCTTTAATGGTTTTAGAGGGCGCTGTACTTGATATGATGAATGTCTATGATGATCTTGATAAATATATAGAAGAAACAGGATATGATATTCGTTGTTTTGGGTTTGATCCATATAATGCTAGAGAATTTGTTGAGAGATGGCAAAAAGAGAATGGCCCATATGGTATCGAAAAAGTTATTCAAGGTGCGAAAACAGAATCGGTTCCTCTTGGAGAGTTAAAGAAACTTTCAGAAGAACGATTATTATTATTTGACCAAGAATTATTTTCATTTACAATGGGAAATTGTGTAACAATTGAAGATACGAATGGAAATAGAAAACTTCTAAAAAAGCATCGAGAAGAAAAAATAGATGCTGTAGCAGCTTTATTAGATGCATATGTTGCATATAAATTAAATAAAGATGCATTTGATTAAATAGAAAGGAGGTAGATATGGCAAATAGAATAATTAAACATTATAATCAAGATGAACCATTATTTCCAAATAGTGTGGATAAATCAAAATCAATAAATGAATTAAATGATGATGAGTTATATCTTATGGCGGAAAGATTAAGAAGAGAAAGAGATCTTGAAGACACAATAAAAGATTTACGTCGTAATTCTGGAGAAAGATGGAATTATGATAATCCGCCAAAAATAGATACACAAACCCCAATTAATCAACTTTATCATCATGGAATTCTTAAACAAAAATGGGGCGTACGTCGTTTTCAAAATGAAGATGGTTCATTAACTGCTGCTGGAAAAGCACGATATGGAAAACAATCTGAAGACTATCTTCAATCGAGAAAAGATCGTGCAAATGCAACAGAAGGTCTTTCAAATGCAGAATTGAGAAGGCTTAATGAAAGATTACAATTAGAAAAAACATATAGTGAATTAACTACAATTGAAAAGAAAAAAAATGAATCTTATGCGGTATCTCTTTTGAAAAAAGTTGCTGATAAAGCTGTGACAGAAGCTGCTGGAAAGATTGCAGTTGGATTGGCGGCTGCTTATGTGGTTGACCCAATGCTTAAGAAGGCAGGTGCTAAAAAATGAATCAAACTTATTTAAGTCATCATGGAATTCTTGGTCAAAGATGGGGAATTAGAAGATATCAAAATCCAGATGGATCACTTACACCCGCAGGTCAAGCGCGTTTAGACAAAAAAGATAATAAATGGGCATCTACTAAAGGGGAAAAGATTAAAGCCAAACTTCAAAAGTCAATTAAAAAAGATCTTCAAGATTTTGCTATAACTGAGCTTGATGTTTCATATAATTCTAATGGAAAACTATCCTCCAAAACCATTCTTGACTATAATAATAAAATGGCTTCATTAATGAATTCAAAAGTTGGTGATATTTCAGCTCCATCGGGTCGTGTTCTTAGATTTGTTGCAAAACGAGGTGAAATTGGTGTTCATACAGCTATTGCTGATTCCGGTTATAATATGGATCAATTAGCTAAGGGTGTATTTAAGTCCGGTAAAGTTGCTTATAAAAATGAGAATCTTACAGTTTCCGGAAAGATTATATCCGATACTTTAAGCAGTAAACTTATTGAAAGAGCTAATAATTCCCACGATCCTATTGAAGTAGGCAGTTTGGCAAAAAATACAAAGGAATTTAATTCATTTGCAAAATCTTATTTAAAAGGAACTGGATATTCGGTTGATAATTTAAATGAAAAACAATTAAATAGTCTTATTAACGATTTTATTGATGACAAGTATCCTGTTTGGTAATCTTAGAGAAAGGAGGAAAATAAATGCCAAATTCATTTGGTGTACGTTTGAAGAATGCTTGGAATGTTTTCCGAGCGAGAGATAGCAATGAAGATTATATTTATAAAGATTTAGGTTATGTTTCTAGTACAAGTCCAAATTACCCCCATTTCTCAAGAGGTAATGAACGTTCTATTATTTCTGCTGCATATAATAGAATTGCAATAGATGTCGCAAGTTTTGATTACCAACATGTTAGGGTTGATGATGATGGAAAATATCTTGAAGTAATTGATGATTCGCTACATCAATGTTTAACAACAGAAGCAAATAAAGATCAGACAGGACGTGAATTAATACAAGATATTGTTATGAGCATGTTTGATGAGGGATCAATAGCCGTTGTTCCAGTTACAACAAGTATTAGTCCGTTAGACACCGGATCATATGATATTTATCAATTAAGAGTAGCGAAAATTCTACAATGGTATCCAAATCATATTCGTGTAGATTTATATAATCAAGATCTTGGCTATCATCAAGAAGTGACCATTCCAAAAGATATTACGGCAATTATTGAAAATCCATTGTATTCAATAATGAATGAGCCAAACTCGACTTTAAAAAGATTAATTAGAAAGTTAAATCTTTTAGATGCTGTAGATGAACAATCAAGTTCTGGGAAAATAGATTTAATTATTCAATTACCATATGTTTTGAAGAGCGAGGCACGTCAAAAACAAGCAGAAGAACGAAGAAAAGCTATTGAACAACAATTATCTGGTTCAAAATATGGAATTGCTTATACAGATGGAACTGAGCATATTACACAGTTGAATCGATCTGTCGAAAATAATCTTCTCGCGCAAGTTCAATATTTACAGACTTTATTTTATAACCAATTAGGAATCAGTGAAGCTGTATTTACTGGAAAAGCATCTCCGGTAGAGATGCGTAATTATTATGATCGTTCAATAGAACCAATAGTTACAAAAATTGTAGAAGAGTTTCGTAGAAAATTTTTAACAAAAACTGCAAGAACTCAAAAACAATCAATTATGGCATTTAGAGATATGTTAAGACTTATTCCTGCCGATGAACTTGCTGAAACAGCAGATGTTCTTAGCCGAAATGAAATAGCAACAGCTAATGAATTCCGCCAAGCACTTGGCTTAAAACCATCAAAATCTCCTGAAGCTAACGAATTAAGAAATAAGAACATGCCAGATAATAGTTCAAGTAATACAAGTTTAAAAACTACACCAAAGGCATCGCCTAAATATTTTGATATGGAATTAAAAAAAATGGAGGGATTAAATAATGAATAAAACAAAGACAAAATATGATTTTAGTGGCTATGCAACTAAAGTTGGATTGAAATGTTCTGATGGCAGGACAATTCTTCAAGATGCATTTCAAGGATGCGATGGTAAGACAGTACCATTAGTATATCAACATTTACATAATGATCCAGAAAATATTCTTGGGCATGCTGTTCTTGAAAATCGTAAGGATGGTGTTTATGCATATTGCTCTTTGAATGATACAAAGTCTGGTCAAACAGCTAAAGCTCTAATTAAACATGGTGATATTTCAGCATTAAGCATTTATGCTAACTCTCTTGTTGAAAAATCAAAAAACGTTATTCACGGTGTTATACGTGAAGTTTCTTTGGTCATTGCTGGTGCTAATCCAGAAGCATATATTGATAATTTGGCTTTCGAGCATGGTGATGGTAGTTTTGTTACTGATGAGACCGAAGCTGTGATCTGTGCTGAATATTTAAGTCATAGTGCAATTGATTTTCCAGAAGATGATACTAATGATGCTAATAAACAAGTTGTTCAGCATGCTTACAAAGATAACAAAAAGTCCGAAGATGATGAAACGCTCGGTGATATTTTTGAAACTCTAACTGAGAAACAGAAAACAGCTGTTTATGCTTTAATCGCTAGTGCTCTTGAAGATGTTGATGACAAAAAGTCCACTACACATTCAAATATTAATGATAAAGGAGAAACCAATATGAAGAAAAATATTTTTGACCAAAATACAGGGGATCCTGCTGGAACTTTGCAGCATGATGTATTAACAAGAGACAAACTTCACGAAATATTTGCGGATGCAAAAAAATCTCAATCAACTTTAAAGAATGCCTTCTTAGCTCATGGATATGAAAGCATTGCAGATGCATATGCTGCATATGAAAATAAAGTAGGCGGAGCTCTGCAACATGATGGAGATTATGGTATTGATAACATTGGATTTTTATTCCCTGATTACAAGACTACATCAAATACACCTGCATTCATTAAAAGAGATACGGATTGGGTTACTAAGGTATTCAATGCTTCAAAACATCTTCCCTTTTCAAGAATTAAAACTGTTCTTGCAGACATAACAGCTGATGAAGCACGTGCAAGAGGTTATGTAAAGGGAAATGAGAAAGCGGATGAAGTAATAACTCTGCTAAAGAGAACCACAGATCCTCAGACAATTTATAAGAAACAGAAATTGGATCGTGATGATATCGTTGACATCACTGATTTTGATGTTGTTGTTTGGCTTCGTGCTGAAATGCGTTTGATGTTAGAGGAGGAAATTGCTCGTGCTCAATTAGTTGGCGATGGTCGTCTATCTTCTTCGGATGATAAGATTATTGAAACTAAAATTCGTCCTATTGCTACAGATGATCCTCTTTATACAATTCAAATTGTTGTTCCTGAAGAAACAACAACTGCACAGTTAATAGACCAAATAATTCTTGGAAGAAAACAATATAAAGGTAGTGGAGTTCCTTCATTCTTTACAACTCCAGATGTTAGTGGCGATATGCTTTTACTCAAAGATTCAACTGGTCGTCGTCTTTATAATACCGAAAACGATCTTGCTGCTGGTATTAGAGCAAAAGAAATCGTTGAAGTTCCTGTAATGGAAAATATTGTTGTTAATATTGATGCAACTACACAGAATCGTCTACTCGGTATAATGGTTAATATGAATGATTACTCAATAGGTGCAGATAAAGGTGGTTCTGTAACATTATTTGATGATTTTGATATCGATTACAACCAATACAAATATCTAATTGAAACACGTTGTTCTGGTGCTTTAACTCTTCCGAAATCTGCAATTGCTTTCTGGAAGACTGAGACAATTGAATAGGCATAAAAAATCAAAATGGAAGGAGGTAGCTGATTATGGCTAAATTTCATGGCAATGTCGGCTACGCCGTACAGGTTGAGACAGCCCCTGGAGTATGGGTGGACCAAGTAATTGATAGGTCATATCGATTAGATATAAATAGAAATCAACAAAGGTGGCAAACATCTGAGTATGTTAATGAAAATTTTAATATTGATAACGAAGTATCAATTATTGCAGACCCATATGCATATGAAAATTTACAATTTATCGTATATGTAGAATTTATGGGGACGAAATGGAAAGTTAAATCACTTTCTATTAATCGTCCCCGTATAGTTTTACAATTAGGAGGTTTGTATAATAAATGAATTCTAGAATAGAATTACATCAAATATTAGTTGATATTCTTGGATCAAACCAAGTATTCTTTCAACCTCCTGCTTCTATTAGAATGACATATCCAGCGATTGTATATAATAGAAGTGATAAAGATGAAAAATTTGCAAACGATCAGTTATATATAGGCAAAAAGAAGTATATAGTTACAGTTATTGAAAAAAATCCAGATTCATTGATTCCAGATAAGATTGCAAAACTTCCACTTACAAGTTTTGAGAATTTTTTTGTTTCAGATGATTTAAATCATGATGTTTTTTCAATTTATTATTAATTTAAAAGGAGATAAAATTATGTCTAAATTAGTTTGGGATACAGTTGGTGCAAGAACTGGTGAAACAGGAGTAAAACAAGGAGTATTATATCCTTGGAATGGGACTGCTTTTACAGGTGGTGTAGCTTGGAATGGTCTTATAAGTGTTAGTGAATCTCCGACTGGAGCAGAAGCGAATCCTTTTTATGCAGATGATCAAAAATACATTGAGCTTATGAGCGCTGAAGAATTTGCTGGTAGTATATCTGCATATACATATCCTGATGAATTCAAACCATGCATTGGTGAAGTAGATCTTGTACCTGGTATTAGTGTTGGTCAACAGAATAGGTCTCTGTTTGGTTTTTCTTATCGTACAACATTAGTTAATGATACAAATGGACTTGAATATGGCTATAAAATTCATCTTGTTTATAATGCAAAAGCTTCAGTATCAGATGTAGAGCATTCTACAATTAATGATAACCCTGAGTTAATTGAATTTAGCTGGGATTTCACAACAACCCCACTTGATGTTCCGAATATGAAACAATCAGCACATATAGTAATTGACTCAACAAAAATTCCGAGTGGAAAACTTACAAATCTGCAAGCCCTTGAAGATGCTCTTTATGGAACAGATGAATCGTCTGATCCGTATCTTCCGTTTCCTGATGAAATAGTTACAATTTTTGCAGATTAATTAAAACTTTACCGTTCTCCTCCTAATTTTATTTTTATAGTATGTAAAGGCAGATATGATATGTCTAAAGTATATCTGCCTTTACAAAATTGAAAGGAAATAATATGATTAAAAAAGTAGTTGAATACACAAATTTTGAAGGCGAAAGAATCAGTACAACTCTAAATTTCCATTTAACAAAGTTTGAATGGCTTGAGTTAGAAGCGTACACAAAAGGTGGTCTTGTTGAAAACCTTAGAAATTCATTAGAAACAAATAATATTAAGAAAACTATAGATCTTTTAAAGAAAATTATTTTGCGGGCTTATGGCGAACGCGATGAAGAGACTAATGAATTCATAAAAAATGAAGATATTGCTATAAAATTTAGCAAAACAGAAGCCTTCTCAGAACTATTTTATGAATTGGCTTTTGATGAAGAAAAGTCTAAAGAATTCTTTATTGGATTAATTCCTCAAGAATTAAGAGATGAAGCATTACAATCTTTTAATGATGAAAAGAATAAAATTGTGATTGCACAGAAATAAAAGGAGAATAAATGCTTACAATCGAGATTTCTGGTAAAGATTTATATGATGAAAAACTCGGAAAATTTGTAAACATGAAATCGTGTAAGATTGATTTAGAGCATTCTCTTTTATCTATTTCGAAATGGGAATCAAAATGGAAGGAACCATTTCTTTCATCAAAAGATTTTACAAGAGTCAAATTTCAAGATTATGTTAGATGTATGTCAATTGGAAAAATAGATTCTGAAATTCTTCTTGGTTTATCTAATGAGAACTTTAATGAGATCAGAAAATATATCGATGATCCAATGACAGCTACAACATTTTCAAAAAAGATAACAAAACCAAATAGAGAAATAATTACTTCTGAAATTCTTTATTATCGTATGATAGTAAATAATATTCCATTAGAATGTCAGAAATGGCATTTAAATCGTTTATTAACATTAATAAGAGTTTGTGATGAAAAGAATGCTCCATCTCGTAAGATGAGTAAACATGAATTAACATCTAGGAATGCTGCATTAAATGCTGCAAGACGAAAACAATTAAACACAAAAGGATAAATTATATTTTATAGGAGAATAATAGTATGATTAAAACGACTTTAAAAGGGTCTTTTGAAAATACTGAACGATTCTTCGATAATAGCAAAAATCTCAGTCGTAGGCTTAGAACCGCGTTCGAGAGGTATGGAGCTAATGGAATTGAAGCTCTTCGTTCGGCGACACCAAAAGATACTGGGCTTACGGCTGAGTGTTGGACATATACAATTCATGACTGGGGAATTTCTTTTGATAATACAAATATTGTTGGGGGTTATCCAGTTGCAATTTTAATTCAGTATGGTCATGCTACTCGTGATGGAGGCTATGTACAAGGAAGAGATTATATAAATCCCGCTCTTCGACCAATTTTTGATAAGATAGCAGAAAGTTGTTGGAAGGAGGTACAAGATTTATGAGTAGTAAGATAGACCAACGGATTGTAGAAATGTCTTTTGAGAACTCAAAATTTGAGAAAGGCATTAAAGAATCTAAAAATAGTTTAAAGGATTTTTCAAATGCTCTTGAAAAGAGTTTTGGAAAAGAACAGTTATCTGGATTAGATAGTAGTGTAAACACTATATCAAAAAGTTTCTCTGCTTTAGAAGAAATAGCAGTAGGAGCTTTAAGACAGATTGGAGCAGCAGCAGTTAATGCTGGAGCTTCTTTAGTAAAAAGTTTAACAATTGACCAATTAACTGCAGGATTAACTAAATACGAACAGAAACTTAATGCTGTTCAAACAATGGTTTCGGCAGGTTATGATTTATCGGCTGTTGAAGAAGCAATGCAGCAATTAATGTGGTTTTCTGATGAAACAAGTTATAGTTTCTCAGATATGTCCGAAAATATGGCAAAATTTATTGCTTCTGGTGTTGATCTAGAAACATCAAGCAAGGCAATGAAAGGTATCGCCACATGGGCTGCTCAATCTGGAAAGAATTCTACAGCGGCTTCAATTGCAATGTTTAATTTATCACAAGCAATAAGTTTAGGTTATGTTGATACATTAAACTGGCGCTCAATCATGAATCAGAACATGAACACAACTATGTTCAAACAGATTGCAATTGGTGTCGCAGAAGCAACTGGGGCTATTAAAGAGGGTCAAGTTACTATTCAGAATTTTGACTCAAATTTAAAAGACAAATGGTTTACCAATGATGTTTTGTTGAAAACTTTAGAGCAATATTCGAATTACGCGGATAAGGTTTATGAAATTCAACAACAATTGGGTTTTGATACAGCAGCTCAGGCAATGGATTATATGGCCGAGCATGCAGAATTATATGGAGATGTTCTTGAACAAATCGGTAATGCTGCTTTTCATGCCGCACAAGAATCAAAATCGTTTACAGATTCTATTAATGCAACAATGGATGCGGTGTCATCAGGATGGATGCGTACATATGAAATTATATTTGGCACTCTTGATGAAGCTAAAGCAAATTTTAGTACATTAACTGAAATTTTATGGCAAGTTTTTGCTAGTGGAGCTGAAAATAGGAACGAGATGCTTCAATGGCTTAAAGAAGCTGGAGGGATTTCTAATATTTTTCAAGGCTTCAAAAATATTGCGATTGCTTTACTCAAAGTTTTAGAATCAATTTCAAAAGCATTTGATCAAATCTTTCCACCAAAAACACAAGCTCAATGGTTAACTATTACGGAAATTTTCTCAAAAGTAACAGAAAAGTTGATTATTACTGATGAGATTGCAGACAAAATTCAAAGAACATTCGCTGGTTTCTTTACAGTAATTGATATTGGTTGGCAAGTTGTTAAATTTTTGGGGTCTGCACTTCTTGAAGTAATTAAAATTTTTATTCCTGCTGGAGATGGAGTTCTTAGTTTAACCGCAAATCTAGGCGATTTCCTAGTAATGCTAGATAAATTAATAAAACAATCAGGAGTATTTCAATATGCTCTATTAGCAGTTAAAGTTGCAGTAGTATTAATTAAAAATGTTATTTCTTCTGCTATTAATGGAATTCGAAATTTTATTACCGAACTTTGGAATGCAGATGATCCAATTGAATTTCTTATAGGAAAGTTTAAAAGTTTTGGAGAAATTATTAAATCAACGATTACTTCAATTGTTGCTTGGATTCGAACAAATTTTTCAGGGATAGTCGATTTTCTTGGAACGCTTTTTAGTCGTTTTTCTATAAATTCAGAAATTTTTAGCGCAATTGCTAATATATTTAAAACAATAGGTAATACTTTACTTTCGATTTTAACTCCTGGCGTTAATGGTTTAGGAGAAGCATTAAAGAATTTAGATTTTAGTAAGATTATGAGTTTTGTTGTTGGAGGATTCATAATCTTATTAGTTGCGCAAATTGCAAAAGCTGTTGGTGCATTTGGTAATTTAGCAAATTCCATATCCAATTTGGTTGATATTTTTGCAAAACAATTTAAACAAAATACAACAATTAAAGATCTTGCTATTTCAATTACTTTATTAGCAGTTAGTATTAAACTTTTATCTACAATTCCTGCAGATGATCTAAAAAGAGGTCTTATTGGATTAGGTGTAGGAGTTTTGACATTAGTTGCTGCTTTTGCTGCTGTAAAAGCAATTGGAATGATTCCAACAAAGAATAATAGTGGAGCAGGAATGACTGCTATGATTATTGGGTTTGGCGCAACTCTATTAATCATGGCAAAAGCATTAAAAACAATTGCGGATATTGATGAAGCATCTGTTTGGCGTACAGTTGGTGTATTATCTGTTTTAACAGTTCTTATTACATTAGTATCGGCAGTTATGGCTGTTCTTGGAAAGTTAACAGCAAATAAATTTGATATTGGATCAATTAAAACTCTATTAACAAGTTTTGGGATTGGTATATTAGCTTTGGTCGGCGCAATTGCACTGGTAAATACACTATCAGATGCAGCTATTGCAAAAGGTATTCTAACAATAACTGCTTTGATGGGTGTTGTCACCGTATATCAATTATTTGCGGCAAAGGTGGCAAAACTTTCTGGCGGTAATAAACTTTCTGTAAATATTTTATCAATGGCTGTTGGGCTTTTAGCTATGGTTGGAGTTTTAAAAATTCTTTCCATGGTTGATAGTAATGTACTTATACAAGCAGTCCCGAATCTTCTTTTAATGGCCGCCATGATTGGTGCATTCCAACTAATTGTTGGACTTGGTGCTAGGATTGGAGGAGGAAATAAACTTTCTGTTAATCTTTTATCTATGACCGCTGCATTAGGCGGTATGATTGCATTAGTTGCTATTCTTGAACAATTTAGCGAAGAGACTTTATCTAAAGGAATAAGTGCACTTACAAAAATAGGTGCTATTATTGTTGGTATTGAGTTTTTTGCTGCTGTAGCTGCTCGTATAAGCGGAACTGGTAATAAACTCCAAAAGATTCTAATGTCAACAACCATTTCAATGGCAGCAATGGTTGGTTTGATAGCAGTTATTAGTGTTTTTACTCCTGAACAACTTTCTCAAGGTATAAAAACCTTAACCATGATGGCCGGGATTATTACAGGTATTGAACTATTGGCGGCCGTTGCCGCCCGAATTGGTGGTGGTGGTAAAGTCTTTGGAACGATGCTTGGTGTTTCTGTTCTGGTGTTAACTTTAGCTGGTAGTTTGGCTCTGCTTTCAATGCTTGATCAAGAAGCGCTTTTGCAAGCATCAAAAAGTTTAGTATTGACGGGGGCTGTCCTTGTTGGAATAGCTGCTCTTTCACTTGTATTATCCAAGATTGGTTCTGTAATTGGACCTATGCTTCTTGGCGTAATAGGTGTTTTAGCAAGTTTGACTTTAGTTATTGGAACATTTGTTGGGTTGGCTGCTTTGATACAACTTATTCCAATGGATGTTTTGATTAGGGGCTTTGCTTCTTTATCTAAGGTTGCTGAAGGAATTAATGAATTTATACCAGTTATTCTTGGAATAGTCGCACTTTCTCCGGTGTTAGCTATAATTGGTTCTGTAATTGGACCTATGCTTCTTGGCGTAATAGGTGTTTTAGCAAGTTTGACTTTAGTTATTGGAACATTTGTTGGGTTGGCTGCTTTGATACAACTTATTCCAATGGATGTTTTGACTAATGGATTTGACGCTTTAGCAGATATTGGGGAAGGTATTGGAAGATTTTTTGGAAGTATTATCGGCGGGTTTAGTAAGGAAGTTTTAGAAAATGTTGGGGAAGGTTTATTAGGACTATTCCAATCTTTAGAAAAAATTACACCAGAATCTGTTGCTACTTTAAAATCTTTGGCAGAAGCTTTTCTTGCAATTACAGCAGGAGCTGTTCTTGATGGAATTGCACGATTCATTACTGGCGAAAGTTCAGTCGAAACGTTTGGTAAACAATTATCAGGATTAATTAACGCTTTTACAGGTATTACTATAGACGCTACAAACCATGCTACAGAAGTATTAACTGCAATGGCGCCAATGACAGAAAATCTTAAAAAGTTTTCTGAAATAGCGCAAGGATTGCCAAATAGTGGATTAAGTGTTGTTTCAATGTTTGTTGGAGACAATACAATTGACACTTTTGGTACGCAATTAACTGGGTTGGTTGCTGCGTTCGAGAATATTACTACGAAAAATGCCAATCATGCAACAACAGTTCTTGCAGCAATGGCGCCAATGATTGAAAATCTTACGGCATTCTCTACTCTTGCTAGTGGATTGCCAAATAGTGGATTAAGTATTGTTTCAGTGTTTGTTGGAGACAATAAGATTGATGATTTTGCAGAGCAACTTAGTGGTATTATTGAAGCATTTTCTGGTATTGATATAAATGCAGTTAACTCAGCAAAAGCAACTATTGATGCAATTAACATCATGCTTCCAACTTTAACTTCATTCTCGGATTTGAGTAATGGATTAAAGAACAGTGGTGGCTTGGCGCAACTTTTTACTGGTAATACAACACTAGAAAAATTTGCGAAAGAACTTAGTGAGTTTGTTACAGTATTAAGTGAAGCTGATTGGTCTTCTATTTCTCCTGCACTTAAAGCAATGGAAGAAATTAAAGTAAGTTTTGAGTTTATTGGTAAAGATGTACTCGTAAATGCTTCTGCATCTTTTAAAAATAATAAACAACTTTATATAAATGCTATAACTAGTGTTTTATATGAAGCAAAAAATAAAATTCATAGTTATGTAAAGGATTTTGAAACGCTTGGAAGAAGCTTAATGCATGGACTTCAAAATGGAATGACTTCTCAGAAAAGTTCTGTTATTAAAACTACTGTAGATATTGCATCCTCGGTAATATCAAGCGCAACTGCTACCTTTGATTCTAACTCACCAAGTCGAGTATTTGAGAAAATCGGAGGATGGTGTACTCTTGGTTTAGCGAACGGTATTCTCTCTAAAAAGAAAGATGCTATTGCTGCTGGTGAAGATATGGCATTGGCAACCGAGGAAAGTGTTCGTGATACTTTAGGAGTACATAGTCTTTCTACTATCTTTAAAGATATTGGTGGTTGGTTACCAAAAAGTTTAAATGAAGGCATTAGTAATGCTAAATCTGGTCTTTTAGATACCGCCAAGAATTTAGGACTCGATACTTCAAATCTTACAATAGATGGTCTTATTGAAGGAATAAGTGGTGGCGAAAGTACGATAACTTCTGGTGTTAAAGGTCTTCTTGATATTTTAAGTCAAGATTCTAGTATTCTAGATATTGCAGGAATTGCTGGTGATGGTATTGGTGATACTATTACTAGTTCTTTTCAATCTGCTTTGTCTGATCCAACAACCGGACTTTCTGGATCAAGCACAACTGCAACAGTAAAATCTGCACTAGAAAAACTTCAAGAATATATTGAAGAAGAAGAATATTATAGTCGAATAACTCTTGAAAAAGAACTTGCTCTATACAAGAAGATTCAGAAAGAATACGCTGAAGGATCTGAAGAGCGAAAGAAAATTGATAGAGAGATATACAGATTAGAAAAAGAAATATCTGAAGCTCGTCAAGCAGATTTGAAAGCCGAATTACAAGCACTTCAAGACTATATTGATGAGAAGAATTATTATGGACAATTAAGTCTTAAAGAAGAACTTGCTTTGTATAAAGAAGCTCAAAATAAATACGCTGAAGGATCCGAAGAGCGAAAGAAAATTGATAGAGAGATATATAGATTGGAAAAATCTATATATGAAGCACAGAAATCCTACATAGAAGAAGTTACAGAATTACAAGAAGATGCAGCACAAAAAAGATTAACTGCTGAAAAACAATATGCAGATGCAGTAGAAGAAATCTATAAGGAACTTACAGAAAAGAAGAAAGCATTAGAGACAGAATACAATAATAGTGTATCTTCTGCAAGACAACAAGCAGAAAAAGATTTAGCAGATGCCCAAAAGACATATAACGAAGCAGTTCAATCTGCATATAATAGTGCAAATAGTCAACGATTAGCAAAAGAAAAACAGTACCAAAAAGACTATAATGACATTCTTAATTCTGCAGAAAAAGAACGCGAACAACTTAGAAAAGAATATGCCAATAACCAGAAACAAATTAATGACAAAATGCTTTCAGATATTGAAGCTGCAAATAAAGCATATGAAGATGCTGTAAAAAGTAGAGCAGATACAATATACAAAAGTTATGGTCTATTTGAGGCTGTTTCTGAAGATGAAGAAGTTTCTGGAGAAGAGTTACTTCAAAATCTAAGAGATCAAGGTGCTGCATTAAGCGAATGGTCACAACTATTAGACGAATTAGCAGCAAGAGGAGTTGGCGATGCTCTTATAGAAGAACTTCAAGCGATGGGTCCTTCAAGTAAGGCTCAAATAAAAGCGCTTATATCTTTAACAGATGAACAACTTGATGAATATGTTTCTCTATTTGCTGGTAAGTATACTTTTGCGCGTGTAAAAGCAGAACAAGAACTTGTTGACTTAAAGAATTCAACTGATGAAACAATAAAAGAAATAATTACACAAGCAGGTATAGATCTTACTACTTTAGAGTCTGAATTTCGTACTTCTCTTGCTAATATAGATACTCAAGTTAAAACAGATCTTGCAAGTCTTCGCAAAACATTTAATGAAGAGATAGCTGAAATTAATACGTCTCTACAAACATCATTACAGGAAGCACAAACAACATTTAGTGAGAGAAGTAGTGAAATTAATAACACTTTAGCTGAAAATCTTGCCTCTTTGAAAGAAAACTTTGACAAAGAAATGGACGAAATAAATAAAGATGCGGATGATAAATTAGAAGAAGCAGAGAAGACATTTAAAGAAACTTTTGAAGAAATAAATAAAGATGTTAAAGAGAAATTAGAAACACTAAGAAAGACATTTTCTGATGCAATGGAGGATATTGATGCTTTAACAGTTGATGAATTAAATGCATTAAATAAAGAATACAAGACAAAGATTGAAGATCTAAATAAAGTAGTCGATGATGGTTTCTATGTTGTTGAACAAACAATTGATGCATCTGGAAAACAAATGACATCTATTGCACAGACAAATATGTCAACACTTATTAGTCAAACTACACAACAACTATCCAATTCTCAAAGTCAATATCAACAAGCAGGAATACAAGCTGCGCAAGGATTTGCTAATGGAATTAATGTTGGAACTTTCGCAGCAGAAGCAGCTGCAACAGCAATGGCGATAAGGGCTCTTACGGCTGCTAAACAAGCATTAGCTATACAATCACCAAGTAAAGTATTCTTAGAAATAGGACGATTTGTTTCGCAAGGTTTGGCTTTGGGTATTGAAAAGGATGCAAGTAAAGTTGTTTCATCTTCCGAACTTATAGCTAACGAGACAATAAAAGCTATGGATTCTGCACTAAAAATTATTGAGGATAATCCTGACTTTTCTCCAACAATTCAACCAATAGTTGATTTATCAAGTGTTCGAAGTGCAATGAATAGTTTATCTGGTTCATTTGGAGCAGGGTCAATTAGTGTTGGTCAAACATCTAGGAAAATTTCAAAAGAGATCGCAGACAGTCAAAATGGAACCACAAATAATTATGGCAGTATCCAAAACAATTTCTCATTAAATGGACTTGTTGTTAGATCGGAAATGGATATAGATGCAATTGCAACAAAATTGTATCAAAAACAACAATTAGCGCAACGTGGACATGGGCAACGTTTAGCATATTCAGTACATTAAAAGGAGATTTAATAAATGGTAGGAGGATTTACATTTAAAGGGATTCATAGTTCTACATTTGGGGTTCGAGAAACTCCAGGAGATCGTGTATTATCTCCTTTAAAAAGAAGAAGTCTTATTGAAATTCCAGGTCGTTCAACATCAGTTATTCAAGAAGATGGTAGTTATCAAGCTAGAGTAGAAACAATAAGTTGCTCATATATTGCGCAACCAGGAGTTTCATTACAAAGACAGGTTCGACTAATTGCTGGATGGTTGGATGGGGTTGGAGAACTTACTTATGATTATGAACCAGAAATGCATTATAACGCATATTTAAGTTCTCCTCCTCCTACTGTAAAAGCTTTGGAATATGCGACATTTGATTTAGAATTTACATGCAATCATCCTTTTGCATATGAAACAGCACAACAGTTTGTTAAAACTATTTCCTCTGGAAATAGTTTTATAATAACAACAGAAGGAACAGTGAAAACCCCAATTCGTATTATAATCAAAAATTTAGGAAATAATACAATAACAAAAATGATGTTAAAAATGCAAACAAATAACTAATAATAAAGGAGATTTATAAAATGCCAAAAGCAAATACAGCAAAACAGATGGTTTTGAATTTTCTAGCTCGTAACCAAAGTGTTACACAACCCGCACAGTTATATTTGGCTCTTTATTCAACAAATCCAACAGATGCAGACACAGGTGTAGAAACTGCTTATGATGGTTATCAAAGACAAGCTGTTTTATTTACAGCTCCTCAATTAACTGGTGGAACAGCTACTATACAAAATAGCGCAATTCTTACTTTTGGGGTTGTTCCATCTGCGAGTGGATCTATTGCATATGCTGGTCTTAGAACCGCGCAAACTGGTGGAGATTTAATATATTATGGTGCTCTATCTGCAACATATCAGTTAAACCAAGGAGTTCAACCAGTCGTTCCAATTGGCAGTTTAACAATATCTGAATCATAAAGGAGGTAAACTCCTATGTTTGACAAAATTTTATTTGACCAAAATTCTTATGATCGAAGTATAGATACTGAAGGTATATATATTTCACTTTCTGCAGTATCTAATATAACAATAATACCTAGATTTATAACTCCATTATATATGGATCCAATTACTGGATTTACAGAAGTATCTCCAGGTGTTAATAATATTATCTTTTTAGAAATGCATTGTTTTGCTAATTCGGATTTTAATTTCCATGAGATAATATTTAGTATTATTTTGGGAGGTAATCTTTACGGATCTTCTGTAAGTTCCTTTAATTTAATAATTATAACCCCACTTTCTTTATCTATTTCTGCTTCTAGTATAATGTCAATAGTTCGTGAATATATTCATCAATATATTAGTTCATATATTAATGCTACTAGTTTAATTAATATTATTATTAATGCCAAAACAAAAATTGATATTTTACAGATAAATGGAATGGGATCTATAAAACTTACACCATTAATTAAGATTAGTACTTCAATTATACTAGCAGGTTCTTCTATATTAACATTACGTAGAATTGGAGCTTTAAATGAGGAAATATTTGAACTTAATCCAACTTCTATTTTACCTGGTGGAGAAGTTATAATTGATACAGATATTATGACAGTATTAATTGATAATATTGAAAATGTATCTTCTGTAACAACAGATAGTGAATTTTTCGAATTAATACCTGGAGATTCTTTGTTTACTATTGAGACAGATACTGAGCAAGAATTGGGAGTTACAATAATTTGGCAAAATCGATGGTTGTAATAATTAAAAGGAGGATATTTTTCTGTGAAGGTTATATCAGTATATGATGGATATACTAGAAAACGTTTGGCATTTCTACAAAATGCATTTAATATCAAATACGAGAAAAATATTAACTCTGTCTGGACAGCATCATTCTCAATGCCATATTCAGATTCTAAAAATCAATATTGTGAATCATTTAATCTTATTGATATTTGGGATATTGATGCATCAAATAATAATAAATATGTTGGATTATTTCGTATAATGCCAAAACTTGAGTCTTCTATTAGAATTAATTCAACTATTGAATATACACTTGAACATGTAATAACGACATTAATAGATGACGTTATGATAGGATGGCATGAAATTGGCAATAATGAAATTTCAACATCTAAAGTTATTGCTTATATTTTAGAAAATCAATCCACTAAAAAATGGGTTTTAGATATTTGTGATTATGAATATGAGTATCTATATGGATGGCAGGATGAAAATCTGTTATCGGCATTATATTCTGTCGTCCAGCCCTTTTCAGATACAGATTATTATTGGGATTTTGATACTACAATTTTCCCATGGTGTCTTAAATTATTAAAGACTAATAAAACACCAGTAACAGATATACGTTATAAAAAGAATATATTTGGAATAAAGAAAACAGAAGACCCAACAAACTTAACTACAAGATTATATTGTTATGGTTATGGTGAAGGAGATAATAAATTAGGAATTACAAATGTTAATAATGGAATTCCATATTTAGATTCTATTAATATATCTAAATATGGCGTTATTACACAAGTATGGACTGATGAAAGTATTACAATTGAAGAAACTTTAAAAGCAATGGGCGAATCAATGCTTAAAAAATTAGAAGAGCCAGTAATAACATATGAAATAGATATAAAAACAGTATCAGATACGCTGAATTTAACAGTTGGAGACACTGTACGAGTCGTTAATGGACTTCTTGATGAATATATGGTTGTACAAAAGATAACAAAAGATGATGTATCTGGGGCTTCACAAGACGGAACAATAATACTAGGTACTGGTACAGTTGATATTTCAAATAGTCTTGCAGATATTGCAGAAAGACAACGTATAAGTGAAACATATTCTCAAGGTTCTGAATCGATATTTACAGATAGTTTTTATGATAATGCAGATGATACAAATCCTGCAGAGATTTCCTTTATTATTCCAGAAAATGCTGTTCATGTTAATGAAATTCGGTTTTCTGCAAAACTAAAAAATTTCAGAGCATATTCAAAAGCAATACAAGGTGGAGGAGCGGATAGTGTAACAACATCTGATGGTGGTAGTGATAATGTTACTTCTAGTTCTGGAGGTAGCTCCGAAATAACATCAGAAGGAGGTGGCGTATCTACAATTACATCGAGTTCTGGTGGTGGGTGTATAGCAATAAGCGAATCTAATACTACAGAAACTTCAACGTCTAGTGTTAAAGAATCAGAGACTGTAACTAGTGTAGCATATACAATACCCGATGATGGTGGAGATGCTATATGGAAAACTTCTGGTGGAAATTCTTCATTGCGGCCAATTCGTTCAACAGATTTATCTGGAGCATCGCATACTCATGATGTAACTGTACCTTTTAATAGTCATACACATTCATATGCTAGATCTGATAATGAACTTACATACACTGGCACGACTTCTTCTCATAATCATAGTTATTATAAAACTTCTCAGGTAGTTATGAGCACTGGAAGTGGTTCTGGTAGTAGTCAAAAAGTTACTTCAAAGTCTACAACTATATATTTAGGCGAGCATACGCATGGTATAGCACTTCATTATCATCGTAATACTCATAGTCATGAAGTTACTATACCATCTCATTCTCATACAGTAACTATACCAGGTCATACACATTATGTGCCAATATCGTCACATCAGCATTCTGTAGATACACCAGTACATACACATTTAGTAACTATTCCAAATCATACTCATTCTGTATCAATACCAAGCCATACTCATTCAGTAACTTTACCGAACCATGTACATAATATAAAATATGGAATTTATAAAGGTCCAATAGCATCATCAATGTCTATTTATTTAGACAACAATCTTATTGGAGATTATACTGGAAATGTTTCAAATATTAATTTAATACCATATATGAGTAAAAATGCTAATGGAGATATAATGCGTGGAGAGCATACTATTAGTATAACTCCTAATAGTTTAACTCGTATTGAAGTAACGTTCCAAATTCGCATGTTTACAAATTCTCATGGTGGTTCTCAATATTAAAGAAAGGAGAAAAATAAATGACAACCAGACCAATGTATGCACCACAGAAGGACTCTCCAAACACATTTATAATAGAAGACATTACCGCAACGGATACATCAATCCCTGTTGCAAACATTACTATTTTTGAATCTTTAACAGTTCCTTTTCCATTAACATTAGGATATGATAAAAAGACAACAGAAACCGTAATAGTTATGTCTATGGACACAGCAAATGCAATTCTTACAGTTATTCGTGGAGAAAATGCTTTACCATGGGTAACTGCAACTAAAATAGCTCGTGTATTCAATGCTTCAGACTTATTAACTGTACAGCAAAATTTGCAAGATGTAATAAATCAGTCAAATGCAAACACAGACAATATGGAAACTGTTCAGGATGATATTGAGAATCTTGAAACAGTTGTTGGAGATGCTAATAGTGGTCTTGTTCAGGGTTTAAATAATGAAATTAGTAGAGCGCAACAAGAAGAAAGCAACTTAGATACAAATAAGATTAATCGTTCTGAGCTTCCTAAAATAACGGTTGATTTAGACTACACAGCAGATGGAAATGGTCTAAATGTAACCTTTACATACTATAATGCTAGTACACAAACGTCTTCATCGACAACAAAGACAATACCAATTGTTACAAATACTACAGCTGGTATAATGCCTTATGCAGATCATGTAGCGGTAACCAATCTCTCAACAAATGCAGTTGTTCGTTCAGAATTAACTTCTGTTATTACAGATTGGTCGCAACCAAGTCAAAATGGAACCGCTATGAATGTAACTATAACGCGGTATAATGCTAATACTAAAACAACAGATACATTTGTTCGGACAATTCCTCTTGTATCGGACGATGTTGTTGGATTGATGACCCCAGAGGCATATCAAGAAATCTCAGATTTACGGACAGATGTAAATGCTTTACAAAATCAGGGTGGTAAATTTATTGGTGTAAGCTTTGCAACAAAAGCTGCTTTAGATGCTTATACAATCCCATCAACAACAAATGTAGGAGACTTTACATATGTTTTAGATGATGAAACTCATGGTGATGCTACTACTCGTTATATTTATAATGGTACAGCATTTGTTTTTGGATTTGTGGTTAACTATGATCCTATTGGAATTGCTACAAGTACAACAGCAGGTATAGTTAAAAGTGATGGTGGAACGACAAATGGTAAAGTATTTGTCGAGACTGATGGAACAATGTCGGTTATTGGATGGGACAATGTTGTAACAACATCCTCAGTTACAACAAATTCATATGGTGTATCTAATACTGGTAATTATATTTCAGCTTTAACGCAGACAAGTACAGCTAGTGGATCCGCTGGAAATGGTGATACTGGAAGTAGTGGTACAGCTGATACTGGGTCAGCAGGAGGATTTACACCTGCTGGAACAATTGGTAACTCAGATGTATTAACCTCCAGTTCAACAACACCTGGTGCTACTGGATCAACAACACCTGGTGCTACTGGTGGAACAGCTTTAACATCAGATTCAACAACACCTGGTGACACTGGTGCCCCGAGTGCAACTACAACAGTCTTAGTTGGTTCGCTTTCAGGCACAACTCTAACTATAACAACTACCACAGTTGGCTCATCAGCTCATACTCATACATCAGCAGCTCATACTCATACAATAGCATCTCATACTCATACATCAGCAGCTCATACTCATACATCAACAGCTCATACTCATGCTGTTCCTGCGCATGCACATTCCTTTACAGGAACCGCTGTAAATGGTCATACTCATACTGGTCCTGCACATACACATACTGGTCCATCTCATACTCATACTTATGACAGAACAACCGGTACCTCAACTGCATTGACAAAACAGACAGTTGTAACGGGGGTAACTTAATTATGGCAATTGTTTATGGGTCAACGACGGTTGGTACATCTGATGGTAGTATTATTTATAATGGAACGTCTTTAACAGCCGTTTATTATGGGTCAACTTTAGTTTGGTCTGTTATTTCTTTAACCAGATCAACGCCAACT